ACAAAAGTTAAAGCTCATATCAATGCTGTTGCACCAGACATAGTAAAGGGACAATGGTTACTCGATAATGATGGAAGAAATCCCAATGATGCAAAAACTTTCAGAACTGAGAAAGGATTGAACTCATTCATAGAAGATGTAATGTGGGGTGGGAAAGAGAATTTTGGTAAGAGTAAAGTTAATGCTGGAGATGGGCCAGGATATGATGGTGCATCTGGTCAAGGTCAAAGATTGATGAGTTACACCAACAAAGTGTTTGCTGGTTCAGATGAAGCCAATTCAATGTTCAAAAAGATAGTAAAGTATCCTATGGATATGGCTAACAATATGGATCACATGTTCATACAATGTTATTCATATCGTGCTCCATACGCAAAAACTTTTGATGGTAAGTATGGAAAAGGTCTTTTAAATATAGGACAGCCAGAAGGCAGAGAGAGTGGTTTAGCATTTGGTGCTGAAAGATATACAGCATATAAAAAGAAACTAGGTGCTGGTATCAAATTACCTATGCCTAATAATATGATGGATGAAAATGGAAGGAACTGGAATGATGAGTCCATGTCAGCCAAACAGATGGGCGGAGTTCAACAAGCAAGTAAGAATGTAATTACCAGTACATTGACAGGAGACTATGGAGGAGCAGGCCCTCTTATGAGAAACCTTGCAATGAACGCTGACTTATTAACTCAATCTAGTACTCAAGGAGCAATTGCTGCAGAGAAAATATCTCAGTTGGCTGCAAATACTGGGTTATCTGCTGACGAGATTTTACAAAGAAGTGTTGGTGTTATAGCCAACTCTAATACAGAATTATTATTTGCTGGTGTTATGTTGAGATCTTTTGAATATCAGTGGACTATGAGTCCTAGAAATAGATTAGAGGCTGCAAATGTTAGAATGATTATTCGTGCATTTAAACAGTGGTCTTCACCTAAGAAAGCTAGGAAGATGGAGAGAGCTGGAAGAACTGATGTAGGTAAGGCTGGTGGCCCATCATTCTTCTTAGGAACTCCAAATATATTCAGATTGAGATTCGTTACTAATGGTAACAGAAATATTCTTGGTGTGAATAAATTTAAACCATGTGCTTTAACTAATGTTAGTATCAATTATACGCCAGAAGGCCAATGGTTAGCATATGAAAATGGTATGCCTATTGCAGTGAATATGTCTCTAAGATTTGCTGAATTAGAACCAATATATGATACTGATTATAGTGAGGATATTGCTAAGGAAAGACAATATAATCCTGACGATCCAAACTCCGTTGGAGATCTTTACCCAATTGGTGAGATTGACCAGGCAAGTCCATACGCTTCAGATGTAGGTTACTAAAATGCAAGGATATTTTTCTTATTTCCCAGACTTAAACTATGTTTCAAGGAGTATAGACAGATCATCTAATGATGAATTTATACCTGTAAAAAACATATTCAGAAGACCCAAGCTCCGTGATGACTTGAAGAGTGTGTTAACAGCATTTGAAGATTATGTTGTGCTTGGTGATGATAGACCAGAACAAGTTTCTGAGAGAGTATATGGTGATCCTAGATTTGATTGGGTGATCTTGACTACAAATAATATTACCAAAGTCAGAGATCAATGGCCCTTGAGTGCTAATGATTTCCAAAATTATATCCGATCAAAATATGGAACTGAGGAAAAACTATCAGAAATACATCATTATGTAACTGAACTATTATTAGATAGTAAATCAAGAATAGTTGTACCAGAAGGATTAACTGTAGATTCTAATTTTGAAAGTAGATATCTAGAAGAAACAGTTAATGCTACAGAGATCAAATATAGTGGCACAGATCTACCTAATCTATCAAGTGTAGATAGTGCAGGCACAGTGAGAGATGCGGATGGTAATGTGGTATCACATACAAATGTATTTTCTGTAAGTAACTATGAGTATGAAGAGAATGAAAATGAGGCTAAGAGAAGAATAAAAATACTACAACCTCAATTTTTAGATGCGGCAATTTCTGATATGAAGAGAATTATGAAATATGGTAAATCTTCAACGTTTATTAATAGTAAACTCAAAGGAGTGTACAATCCCAGATTGAGTGGGTCATAAAAAAAGGGGTCGTAAGACCCCTTTCTTATTGTTTACTCTTCTGCGAGTTTTTGGAAGTAACTCAGAGCATCATCTTCATCTTCCGTCGTTGCGGTTGCAGCAGCAGAGAGATTAGATATCTCGTTTAGTTCCTCAGTGGATGGGCGATTTAACCCTTCACTTAGATCTTCTAGTTCTTCGGTGTCCATTTGAGGTGTGACAACTGCCTTTCTGGCAAGAACTGAATCTAAACGTGCTTTAAGTTCATCATAAGACTTAAATTGATCAGCAGCAGTGAACTCACTGAGGTCATAGATCTTATCATAGATCTTTTCTAACTCAGCATCATCATCTAAAAGTGCTTCTGTCTTACCAAACTCTGAACTATCATAGTTCCAGAATCCAGCAACTTGTTTAATCTTCAATTTGAAGTTTGCACCTTTCCAGAAATCAAATGGATTGATTGGTTCTTCATCTTCAAACTCAGGTTGCATTGCAGCAGTGATCTTATCAAAGATCTTCTTACCAAACTTATAAAGTTTGACTTGTCCTTCGTTCTCAGGATTTGCAGAATCTTTTACGATATAAACGTTTGCATAGTAGGAAAGCTTACGCTTTTGTTTACGAGCAATGTCTTTATCAGATTCACGACCACTATTCCAAAGAGTTCTGTTAAGTTCTCCGACAGGATCGTTTTTACCAACAGTAGTTAAACTGTTCTCAATATACCAACCACCTGGCCCTTGAAAGGCATGACTCCATACTTGAGTCCATGGCAGTTCAGCATTGGCGTGTGCAGGGAGGAATCGAATGATAGCGAATCCATTACCAGCCTTATCTACAGCTGGTTTCCACAACCTTTCATCAGTATTACTTCCACCTTTTTCGTTGAGTTTCTCAACTTTTTTCATCAATCTCTCTGTAAGAGAGCCTGCTTTAGATTGTTTCTTTAATGCAGCAAATGACATTTAGTATTCTCCGTATTTTTGTATTGTTGGATTGTTTGTATTATAACAGATAATGATGTGTTAGTCAATCTGGTATGTCTTTTTCAAGTTTTTCCAGAGTGATGGAAAGAGTATCAAAAAATGCATTGATATTTTGACCATCTTTCAATCCCAGAAACTTTGCAGATTCCAAAATTTGTTTTTTCATTTCAAGAGCATCGGCATCTTCCTTCTCTAATGACAATCTAAACATAAAGTTTCTTTGTTTTTCGAGAAGTTTTTTCATTTTATTAATATACAGATGTCCCTCTTCTGAGGAAGGATCTCTCATTCCTCTGACAGCGATACCTGTCATAATATCTTCTTGTAACTCCTGTATCTCGGCCATTGCGGCTCTGACTGCTGGAGCTTTAAAAAATTCACTCATTAATAGTCCGAATGTTATTACTATTTATCTGTTTTAGATACCCACATAGGTAGGTATATAAGGGTAAATGCACTACCCCAGAAGGCGAGAAAAACGTATAAGTGACTACCTCTATGAGGTGAAAATGCAAACCCTAAGGCTACAACTATCACCCAAACGTAGTCTACTATACCATGAAAGGTTTGCCAACCATCACCGTATTTTTCTATAAGATTATCTCTTTGTTTTGCAGCCCAAGGGGATACATGTCTCATCATTACAAATCCTTCATTTAGGAACATAATGATGAATCCTATCCAGAATATCATAGTATTATTACAATGGCAATTTAGATCTAGAAGTTCTCTTAAGATAATTGAGTTCAGTTGCTTCTGCCTTCAATTTATCTTTGAGTGGTTTTGAAATTAATTTACCTACTGATTCAAACTCAATATTTTTCTCTTCACAATAACTAATAATTGCTTCGATATAATTGAGTTCGGTGGTAAGTACAAGTTGTTCTATGTCACTTGTAAACTTATTCTGACAGAGAAATTTCTCTTTTAGTAGTTCATTAACTTCTTTCTCCATACTCTCCGAGTTTGTGGGTGACGAATTCTTTAATATACTTGGTAAGAAGTTTAATATACTCACCTTTGTTTCTTTTTTCATAAACTTTCACATCTCCATTATCAGCAACCATTAGGGTTACAATCTTCTTTACCGAAATACCTGTCATCTCATAATACATGCAGGCATACGCAGTTTCTTGAACAAAGTAGTTTTGCAACCACTTTTCTGGTTTAATTTTCTTAGACGTTTTAAAGTCTATTACTGCTAATTCTCCTTCGTACTCGGCGATACAATCAACTCTTCCAGCGATACCGAAATACTCACTATATAGGGGTTTTTCCAGAGCGTGAATATTATCTATCTTGTTCAAAGATTCTCTTGCAGCAATCCACCTTGCTTTGGTGGTAGGCAATACATCCTTTAAAGAATTAACATCTTCGTTTGAAAGATACTTTTCAACCAGATCATGAAACTGGATTTACTCTTGATCCAGAGACTGAGGTATCCGTTGAGTGTTCAAAGGCCTCTTCTGGCATTTACGCCTTTGAGGTTACATGTCCAGAAGCCCAGTTTCACCTAG